CAATGAGTGCATCACAGCCGCCCGTTACTTCTTCCTCGCCATGTTCATAAATTCCAATATATTTTTTGTTTTTCAAAACAGAATGCACGGTTGAAAGGGCAAAAGGAAGCCCTTTGCTGTTTCTTAAGCCGCGTGCATTCAGCTTGTCTACAATCTGCTTTTTTGGAACGCCGTTTGCATATTCTTCAAAGATATAGCGGGCTATAGGCGCGGTGTTTTCGTCTTCTACAAGCCGTCTGTTTTCCAGCTTATACCCCAGTGGCACATAGCCCCCTAAAAATACGCCCTTCATTCTGCTTTCGCGCTGACCGCGTATTACTTTTTTGGAAAGGTCAAGGCTGTATTGTTCTGCACTGGCTTCCAGTAGGGCTTCAAGGATAATGCCTACTTCTCCCTCTCCCACGTTTTCCATAGCAGAAAGCACTTTAACGCCGCACTGCTTCAATTTGTGCTTATATATGGCGCTATCGTATCGGTCACGGGAAAAACGGTCAAATTTCCAGACAATCACGCGCTGGAACTGCTGTTTTTTAGCGTCTGCAATCATGCGCTGGAAGTCCGGGCGTTCATCTGTGCGCCCTGTTATGGCGCGGTCTATATATTCGCCTACCACTTGCAGCCCTTGACGTTCTGCAAAGGCGTAGCAATCCCGCAGTTGTCCTTCTATGCTTTGTTCCGTCTGGTTATGCGAGGAATAGCGGGCGTATATTACGGCGTTTAGTGTTTGCTGCATTACTTTTCACCTTTTCCTTTCTCACCGTTAGAAATTTCATTCTTAAGTGCAGATAGCATAAGCTCTACGGGGTCATGCTTATTAAATTCACTAATCAAAGTTGCTTTTTGTTGGGCTGACATATCCGGGTATTCTTTGTCTATGAGTTCTAAAAGCCCTGTTAATAAATATAAAGAGGCTTGTGTTTGGCTCATTCCTTCAAGCGGTGTATCATTAAATGCAGGCTCATCTTTTCCCATTAAATAATCTAATGACAGACCAGAACCTAAAGACAGGTCAACCAGTGCAGAAAAACTGATAGTAAAAGGCTTTCCGGCTTCCGTTGCTGTACCATTTTCAAGGGCTTCCAGTTTAGGCGGGCTTATATTGCACTTTTTAGCAAATTCGCGTATAGACATATTGCCACGCGCAGCACGGAGGCGTTTACCCAAAATATTATTATCAATCGAAACCATTTCTACAGGCTCTTCATTTTCTTCTTTGCCAAGTAAAGCATTGGGAGTAGTACCGAGAACATCACAAAGCAAGCGTATTGTTTGCGGTGACGGCTGCGAGCGGTCAAGCTCCCACATACGGACAGTGCTGCCGCTTTTATTCAACAGTTCGCCTAGTTCGGCTTGCGTCAACCCCTTTTCGGTACGAAGCATTTTTATTTTTTTTCCTAGAGAAGCTGCCATAATGCGTACCTCCTTAAATTTATGTCAATTATATTATACGCAATATAGTTGCTAATTACAAGAGAAACCGCAATTTTATTAAAAAATAGCTTGACAGCAATAATATTGCTATGCTATATTAAACGAAAGCAGCAATAATATTGCGGAAAGGAGAAAAAAGAATGTGTGAATTAAAAGAATTTAGAACACAAAAGGGACTAAGCCAAGAAAAAATGGCTAATGAATTAGGTGTATCTCTATCAATGTACGCAAAAGTAGAGCAGGGAACGGCAAAAGCTGGTAGGAATTTCATGGAAAAGATAAAACGGAAATACCCAGAAGCAAGTATAGACCATATTTTTTTTGCTGCGAATAGCAATAATATTGCTATTATGTAGGGGGGCGTACATAATGAAAAGATTTTTAGCAGAGGGGGAAGCCCTTATACAAGTGGCGGTCATGGGCTTGCGTGCGCCAGACGGCACAGTAGCGGAGAGCGTGCCATTGTACCGCATCATACCAGCAAAGGAAATCAAGCCGGAAAGCGGGCTGACAGCCGGAGAAGAGGCGGCATGTAAGGACATAGCAAAGCCGCTTTCAGACATATACAGGCAGTACAAAAGAGCGGAAAGAAAGGCAAAGGCAGGGGCGGGAATGCGGGCGCAGAATGCCTAAGAAATCAACGGTAAGGACACAGCCCAACAGCATAGCGGAATTATGCAGGGCAAAAAAGATAACGCAGAGGGAAATAGCAAGGCAGATTGGCTTCACCGAGGGCTATATAGCAATGGTGAAAAAGGGGAAAGTGGAAAATGTTTCCGTGGAATTTGCCGAAAAGCTGGCAGCAGTGCTGGGGGCAGAGCCGGAAAACATATTCCCGGACTATGGAAGCAGCAGGCAGCAGGCAAGGGAAAGCGTGCGGGCGTGCAGGGCTGGACAGGAAACCGCGCTGGAAGAGGCAGAAAGCCGGAAAAAGAGCATAGAGGGCATGAACGGAGGGCAGCAGCCGGAAGACAAATTCAACGTGAAGACGCAGCCCAACAATATTTCCGACCTATGCGCTATCAGAGGGATAACGCAGAAACAGCTTGCAGAGCTGGCGGGAATAGCACAGACACACGTAACGGACATAAAGAAGGGGCGCAGGCAGCACGTAAGGGCGGCAGTTGCAAAAAAGCTGGCAGCAGTGCTGGGGGCAGAGCCGGAAGAGGTTTTCACGGATTATGCGGAAGCAAAAGCGGCATATCTGCGCGACATAGAGCAGAACCGGGAATTTATATTCAAGAGCATAGGCGAAAGGAACGCAGCCATTGAAAGCATGATACCGCTTGCAAAGGTTATGGCGAGGAAAAGCGCGTCAATGTTGCTGAAAAGCTGCCGGAACGGCTGTATAGATATGGACGACATTACAGCGGAGGCATTCTTAATTATTACGGAAACAGCCAATAACGCTATGAAAAGGGGCATACCGAAAGGCGCGGAAATCAGCCAGTATACATGCGGGGGCATAGAAAAGGGATTGGGAACGCTGTACAGGGCGCAGCATACGCAGCAACGCGCCGCCTGTAAGGTAATTTCCTATGATGTGCCTTTAAGCAATGAGGAAAAAGAAACTTACCTAGATTTTATTGAAGCACGCTATTTTGTCCACAGGGGGAAAACGCCGGAGGAAATAGTGATACTGCGGGAAGAGTGCAGGGAAGCCGTGCGGATGCTGCCGCCAGAGCGGAGGCATGAGCCGGAAATTGCAGCGCTGCTACAGCAGATTGCAATATAGGGCAGGAAGGAGGGAAAAACATGATGTACAGGAAATGTGAACGCTGCGGCGCTAACCTTGACTGGGGCGAGAAATGCGACTGCGGGCAGCAGGAAGGACACGGAACATATTCAGACGGGGAAAGGACGGAAAGAAGGAATGATTGCACTGGCAGGACAGAAACAAGGGCAGGAAGAGAGGGTAACAACCTACCGCTTCGGTGATGATGAAAGGGAGCTGACAGCCGGGGAGAAGGAAGCGTATGCAATGGCTGGAAGAATTGCGGAAAAGATACACTGTGCAGGGCTGGCGGCGGCAGCAGCGCAGTTTAGCAGAATGACCTACAAGGAATTTAAGCGGGCTTACAGGCTGCCGGAATGGGTAAAGCCGGAGGAATACTATTTCTTTTCAAAATCATTCTACCAAGCGTACTGCTGGGGGTATGAAGAGGGGGAGAAAATGAAAGAACACCAGTTCGATATAGGGAAAGAGGAAAAAGAAAAGCGCCTAACGGGAAACCGCTAAACGCTCCGTGCCGTACATATGCACTCAAACCAAATTCAGTATAGCATATGTACGGCAGGATTGCAAGCGTTTTAGCAGTTCCGGCGGGGAGTTCCGACCTTGTAAATAACGTTATCTTCTGAACCATTACAGGGAGGGGCTGGAAAGGAAAACATATGTACACTGAAAAGAAAATCATCATAGGGGATATTATGGAGGTCATGCGCTACCACTCCACCAAAGGGGGAAGTGTGCAGAGAGGGGAAAAGGAGAAGGAGTCAACGCCAGCACAGAAAAAGGCGAATGAGATAAGGACGGGCAACGAGCTTTGGAGGGTAATATACATAAATTTTGACGGGCAGCAGGGCGACCAGTTCAATACATTCACGTTTGCGGAGGATATAGGGGAAGAGGCGGCGCGGAAGGAATGGCGCAACTTTATCAAGAGGGCGCGGCGGTATGTGAAAAAGAACGGTATGCCGGAATTAAAGTATGTGTACACGTTGGAGAAGCAGGGGCGCTGGCATATACACGCAGTTATGAGCGGGATGCCCTTAGAGGATTTAGTAAAGCTCTGGGGGCGGGGGCGCGTCACTTCTTCCATTCTGGACAAGACAAACGATTATAAGGATTTAGCGGCATACATAACAAAGAACACGCAGCAGGAAGGGGAAAAGGAAGAGGCGGGGGGAGAGCCGGAAGGGAAAAGGAAAAACAAGCGCAGTTGGAGCGGAAGCCTAAACTTACAGCGCCCTATTGTGACGGTAAAGGAAATCAAGCGGGAAAGCATCATGCGGAAGATACCAGAAGCGCCGAAAGGCTATGTACTGCTGCCGGACTGGAAAGTAGGCTGCGATAACTGGGGGAATTTATACCAGCACTATAAATGCCGGAAGATAGAGGACACAGGGAAAGCAAAGAAGGGAAGGAAAAAGGCGGGAAAGACCAAGACTAAAAAGCGCCGTTAGCTCACTGGTTAGAGCGCCAGCCTTATTGCTGGGCGTGTCTGGTTCGATTCCGGCACGGCGCATTTGCAGCAGGCACGGCGAGCCTGCACCAGAGGGCAGCAGGCGAATAGCTGCATCTGGATACCGTGGCAAAAATAGCAGCGGTCATACCAGCTAGAGAGTATGTGGACGGTCAACAGGTTTTCTGCGGCTTTTTAAGGTGAAAAGCAGCCAACACGGTAAATATTACGCCAGAACAGGAGGCGGCGGCATGGACAGGCAGAGAGCGCCGCCAGAGCAGCCACACAAAACAGGAAAGGAAGGAAAAGGGAAGCAATGAACATTTTTTCGCGGATATTCCGCAAGGCAAAGCCCCCGGAAGGGAGGACGGAACGCGCAGAGATACTGGGCGGCGGCAGCTCTTTTTCAGCGTGGAACGGCGACGCATACGCAAATGACATATACAGGGGCGCAGTGGACGCGATAGCGCGGAACGTGGCAAAACTGAAAGGTTCGCATGTGATACGCTATGCAGACCATGACCGCACGGAGGGAGACTGCAAAATAAACCGCCTGCTACAGATAGAGCCTAACCCGTATATGAGCGCCTTTGACATGCTGTATAAGCTGGCAACGCATTATTTCCTTTACAACAATGCCTTTGCGTTCTTACAGAAGGACGAACGGGGGCGGCTTGTGGGCGTGTTCCCGTTAAATGCGGTGCATGTGGAATTTATGGCAGATGCAGCAGGGGCGCTGTACTGTGAGTTCCTTTTTTCCGGCGGCAAAAGCGTAGTGCTGCCATATGCGGACGTGATACACATGCGCAGGAACTTCAACAGCAGCGACCTTTTAGGCGACAGCAACGGGGCATTAGAGCCAGCGCTACAGCTTGCGCATACGCAGAATGAGGGCATCATTTCAGCGATAAACAGCGGCGCACAGCTCCGGGGCATCTTGAAGCGCACGCAGCTTGCGAACGTGGAGAAGCTGAAAGACATACAGGAGAATTTCATAAAGGACTATCTGACGATATCCAACAACGGCGGCATAGCTGTAATAGATAATGCATCGGAGTATATACCGCTGGACAACAAGCCCTATACAATCGACGAGAAACAGCTACAGGCGGTAAAAACAAAGATTTATGACTATCTGGGGATTTCGGAGGCGATTGTAAACAGCAGCTACAATGAAGACCAGTGGGCGGCATTTTATGAAAGTACGATAGAGCCGCTGGCGGTTCAGTTCAGCCTTGAATTTACGCGCAAGGTATTCAATGAGCGGGAACGCGCTTTCGGCAATTCCATATTGTTTGAGAGCGGGCGGCTGCAATTCAGCAGCAACGCCACAAAGGTAAACTTAATAAAAGAGCTTATGCCGTATGGGCTGCTGACCGTCAACCAAGCGCTGGAAATATTGAACCTTCCAAGCGTGGAGGGCGGCGAGAAGAGGCTACAGACATTGAACGTAGTTTCTGCTGACGAGGCGCACAAGTACCAAATGGCGAAAGCAGGAGCGCCCGCAGGGGCAGCAGGACTGGAAAAGGAGGCGGGAGGCAGTGAAGGAAATTAGGATATGCGAGATAAGGGCAGATGCGGCAGCAGGCGCAGAAACAGCCCTAAGGCTGGAAGGAAGACCTATTGTCTACGACCAGCCGACAAAGATAAATGACCCGGCAGGGGCTTTTATAGAGGTGATACGGGCGGGGGCGCTGGAAGGTGCAGACCTTTCAGACGCAAGGCTGCTTTACAACCATGATTTAAGCAGAGTGCCACTTGCACGCACGCCAAAAACAATGCAGCTCATACACGACCCGGCAGGGCTGCGCATGGTTGCAGACTTACCAGACACGCCGGAGGCAAACAGCGTATATACGGCAGTAAAGCGCGGCGACCTTTCGGGAATGTCATTCGCCTTTAAAGTGCCGGAGGGCGGCGACAGCTACGACGCGAAGACACGGACACGGACTATAAACAAAATAGAAAAGGTCTATGAGATAAGCGTTGTGCCTTTCCCCGCATATCCCCAGACAAGCGTAGAGGCGCGTTCTGCCATGAGCGGGCAGGCAGAGGCAGAAAGACTGCGCCGGGCGGCAATCATAAAGGCAAACAAAATATTGATGAAGGATATTTAGAAAAGGTGTCCAAAACGGACACCGCAAGAAAAACCAGACGGAGGGAAAACAAAATGAAATTTAAGACTATCGCAGAGGCATTTAATTATTACCGTAACGCAACATTGGAGGAAATCGAACGCCGGGCGGCAGAAATCAAAGGAACGATTGAAACCGACGCGGAGGCAGACATAACGACACTGAATATTGAGCTTTCCGGGCTTGCGCAGGCGAAAGAGAACATACAGCAGCAGGCAGCAGGGGGAAGCCAGCGCAGCGCGTTCAACCCTATCACGGGCGCGGGCATGAGCTTTGAGCGCAGGGCAAGCCATGAGGCAACGGAGGGCGACGTGTTGAACAGCCCGGAATACAGGAGCGCGTTTTTCAAGTCACTGCTGGGGCATAAGCTGACGGAATTTGAACAGGCGGCATACAACCGCGCAATGGGCGACCAGAGGGCAGACACATTTACGGATTCTGCAAGCACGGCAGCAGTGCTTCCTACCCAGACGCTTAACGAGGTAGTCAAAAAAGCGCGGACTATGGGCGGTCTTATGAGCGTGTGCAGGGCTTTTAGTATCCCCTCAAAAGTAGCCGTGCCTATCGGAACGCCGACAGCGGCGGCAAGCTGGCATACGGAAGGGGCAGCAGTTGACGGGGAAGAGCCAGCAGTAACAAGCGTTTCTTTTGACGGGTATGAGATTATGAAAGTATTTTCTATCAGTGAAAAGGCGCGTAAAATGAGCGTTTCAGCGTTTGAAGGGTATATGACGCAGGAACTTAATGCAAGCGTTATGGAGTGCATTGCAAGCGCCCTTGTAAACGGCACTGGAAGCGGGCAGGGAACGGGCATCATGACCGGGATTACATGGGAGGACGGGAAGAACGCCCTCACATTCGGAAAGACTGCGGGGCTTAAATATGCCGACGTGGTAAAGACAGTTGCAGCGCTGAAAAGAGGCTATGCAAACGGCGCGGCATGGGCTATGAACAATGCAACGCTCTACAATCAGTTTTACGGGCTTGTAGACGCAAACGGAAGACCTGTTTTCATTGCAGACCCGAAAAACGAGGGCATAGGGAAAATATTAGGCTTCCCTGTAGTCATTGATGATTATATCGCAGACGAAACCGCGCTTTTCGGAAACTTTAACTATATGGGCTACAACATGCCGGAGGGCATCACGGTAGAGGCTTCAAGGGAAAGCAGCTTCAAGAAAGGGCTGGTTGACTACCGGGCAATGGCAATAGCGGACTGCAAGCCGATTGTGCCGGAGGCGTTTGTAAAGCTGACGCGTGCAGCTTCATAAAGGGGGCTGCGGGTATGCTGACAGTAGAGCAGGCGCGGGAGATACTGCGGCTGGATACGGCAGACAATGACGCTATCATAGAGGGGCTGTTGTCTGCAATACCAGACTATATAGAGCTGACAACAGGCGTAACGGCAGAGCAGCAGGCAGGGCAGCCGTTAGCGGATACGGCAGGGAAGTTTATACTCATGCTCTGGTACAATGCGGAACGCGCAGACGCGGAAAAGCTACAGAGGACGATTGACAGCCTGCTAAAGACGCTTGCGCTTATAGCGGTTAGGAAGGAGTAACGGGAATATGGCTAGGGATTTTGCACGGGTGTTTTATGACAGCCAGCAATGGAGGAAAACAAGCAAGGCATATTTAAGCAGCAAAAACTACATATGCGAGGACTGCGGGGGCGCTGCGTGCATTGTCCACCATATCCGGCATTTAGCGCCGTGGAACATAAACGACCCGGAAATAACGCTGGACTGGGGAAACCTAAAGGCGGTATGCGAGAAGTGCCACGCGGAGGAACACGCGAAAGATGATAAGGCTTTCCGGGGGAAGCCAGCAAAATTAAACGGTATCGGTTTTGACGAGAACGGCGACGCAGTAGAAAGTCCTAATGTGTTTCTGGTGTGCGGCAGTCCGGGCAGCGGCAAGACAACATATGTATTAAGCCACAAAGGGCAGAATGATTTAGTTGTTGACTTGGATTATATTTGTGCGGCGCTCATGGGCGAGGGCGGCGGCGTGAGGCTGGATTTCAGACCAGTATTGCAGACGGCGTTAGAAGTGCGCAGGCTGCTTTATGAGTGCGTACAGCAGAGGCGCGGGAAGTGGGAGCGGGCTTTTGTGGTGACGGCTACGGCAGACGCGCTGGAAATGCGCAGGATAGCGCAGGAACTTAGCGCGGAGCTGGTATTGATAGACACGCCGCTAAAGGAATGCCTGCAACGGATAAGGAACGACCCGCAGAGAAACAGGAGCCGCAGGAAATTTGAAAGGCTTGCGGCAGAGTGGCACGAAAAATATAAACAGTCCTTGCAGCGTGTTTATATCCCCCCGCCAAGCGGATTAAAGGGAGGGGAAAACACCGGCGGGCAGGCAACCTTTTCTTTCCCCTCTGGGGTTCGCGTATGAGGGGAGGGGTAAAGATAGCAGAAAATAGGAGTAGATAATATGGCAGCAGGACAAAATACAGGGAAATTAAAAAATTTGCGCAAACTAAAGAGGCTTTTAAAATTAGTCCCGGAAGACCGCAGAACGGTAGCAGAAAAACTGATAACAGAACTTGCTTTCATGGAAGCGACACTGGACGGGCTGCGCTGCCATATCGAGGAAAACGGGGCAATAGACCACTTTAAACAGGGGGCGCAGGAGTTTGACCGGGAAAGCCCAGCCGTAAAAACGTATAACACCATGATACAGCGTTACAGCCTTATATACCGCCAGTTTACGGAGCTGTTACCGAAACCAGAACCGACCGACAAAGGCGCAAGTGAGCTGCTGGAATTTATAAAAAAGCAGGAGTAAAGGCAGCGTGAACTATATCGCGGAATACTGGCGGGCGATTGAAAGCGGCGGGGTTATCGTATCGGAACGGGTAAAAAAACAATACAAAAAGCTGGCAGAACGGACGGGGAAAACAGACGGGAAATATATATTTGACGAAAAACGGGCAGACAGACCCATAGAATTTATCGAAACACTGTGCAAGCAGTCAAAAGGCGAATGGGCGGGGAAGAAAGTAGAGCTTGAATTATTCCAAAAGGCTTTTATTTCTGCACTTTTCGGCTTTGTTGACAGGGAAACAAAGCTGCGCCAGTACCGGGAAACCATGTTATACATAGGCAGGAAGAACGGCAAAAGCACGCTGCTTTCCGGGATTGCATTATACATGCTGACGGCAGACAGAGAGGCGGGCGCGGAGGTCTACAGCGTAGCCACAAAGCGCGACCAAGCGAAAATCATATTCAATGAGGCTTACAACATGGTACAGCAAAGCCCGGCTTTAAGAAAAGCCCTAAAGAAGCGCAAGGCAGACCTGTATTTCCCGGCGACGTTCTCACGCTTTGAGGCATTAAGCAAGGACAGCGGAAGCCTTGACGGCTTAAATTCCCACTGCGTCATTATAGACGAGCTGCACGGGATTAAGGACAGAAACCTATATGAAGTAATGAAGCAGTCACAGAGCGCCAGACAGCAGCCGCTTTTGATTATGATTACAACGGCGGGAACTGTCCGGGAATGTATTTTTGATGATATGTATTCCTATGCCTGCAATGTGACAGACGGCATTTTTGAAGATGAAACATTCCTGCCTATCATGTACGAGCTGGACAGCCGGGAGGAATGGACGCGCCCGGAAATGTGGCAGAAAGCCAACCCGGCGCTGGGAACGATTAAGAAGCTGGAAGACCTACAGAACAAAGTAATAAGGGCGCAGAATAACCCGGTTGACCTAAAGGGGATACTGGTAAAGGATTTTAACGTGCGCGACACGATAGGCACGGCGTGGCTGTCGCTGGAGGATATAACCAACAAGGAAACCTTTAGCCTAGAACAGTTCCGGGGCTGTTATGCAATCGGCGGCGCGGATTTGTCCAGCTCACGGGATTTAACATGTGCAACGCTGCTGCTGATTGACCGGGAAACAGAAAAGCGCTTTGTCACGCAGATGTACTGGATACCAGAAGACAGCATGGAGCGGCGCGTAAAGGAAGAGAAACTGCCCTATGATAAATGGCATGAGCGCGGGCTTGTGCGGCTGTGCAGGGGCAACACGATAAATTATAAGGACGTTACGGCGTGGTTCGTGGAAATGGCGAATACATACGGCATATTCCCGGCATGGGTATATTATGACAGGTGGAGCGCCGCCTACTGGGTGGAGGAAATGAAGGAAACAGGGTTTACAGAAATGAAAGGCGTTGCGCAGGGCGCGAAAACACTTTCACTCCCCATGCAGTTTCTGGGCGCTGACTTGCAGGCGAAACGCATCAACTATAACAACAACCCTATACTGCGCTGGTGCCTTTCCAATACGGGCGTACAGGAGGACAGGAACGGGAACATAGTGCCAGTGAAGAACCAAGCGGCAAAGCAGCGCATAGACGGCACGGCAAGCCTGCTTAACGCCTATGTAGGGCTGTATGAGCATTATAACGAGTTCCTAGAGGCACAGTAAAAGGACAGGGGGAAAGAAAATTGAAGCTGAAAGACAAGAAAATACGCATACTGTCATATGAAAGCCATGTAGATGATAACGGGTTCGGCGTGGAGGAATGGAAGCCGATACATGAAGGGAAGCTGTGGGCGTATTACCGCCAGCTTTCCGGGAAAGAGTTCTTTGCGGCTGCTACCGTGAACGCGACGGAGGACGTTCTATTTACGGTCAACCACCGCGCGGATATTGATACAGATATGCTGGTAGAGTATGCCGGGAAGTATTACCAGATAACACGCATAGACAACCATGAGGGCTACAAGACAGACCTTGACCTTTACTGCAAGTCCAACCCAGACCAGACACCGGATATTAAAGAAGAATGACAGGAACGGGGGAAGGAACGGCATGGAAGGAAGCAGAAACAATGAAGAGCTGGCGGCAAGGATTAAGGCAGGGGAAAAGAGCCTGCTGCCGATACTCTGGGGGCAGTGCAGACGCACTGTTATCATACTGGCGGCAAAATACAGGGGCGTTATGGAAAAAAACGCCTTTGTTGACATGGAGGACTTCATACAGTGCGGTTATTTTGCAATGCTGGCAGCAGTGGAGGCATACGACCCGGAAAAGGGCTATAAGTTCAATTCCTACATGAGTTTCAAATACAAAAAACAGGTTTATGATATGTTCGGGAACGTGCGGGAAGGTGACAGGCGCATATTTCCCGCCGCTGCGTCTTCGCTCAATGTGACAATGGAGAATGACGGACACGAAACAGAGCTTTTAGAGCTGCTGGAAGACGGGAACGCAGAAAGCATAGAGGCAGACTATGAAAAAAAGGAAATGCAGCAGATTGTAAGGGCAGCAGTCGGCAGGCTGCCGGAGCTGGAAAGGCATGTAATACAGGAAATATATTTCAATGGGCGGGCAAAGACGGAGATTGCAGACGGGAGGCGCTACAAAGACCAGTTCGCGGTTACAAGGGCAGAGGACAGGGCATTGCGCACGCTTAGGAAAGACAAGGCATTGCAGGCATTACATACGGCGTATTTTAAGAATATGCCACGGCAGCAGGATATATTTAAGAGTTCCCCGGAAGAGGCGGCAATAGCGGGCGAAAACTGGGATAAATGGTTTGAAAACATCATGGACGATATAGGGAGGTTTGAAAATGGGCTTTGAGAAGATGAAGGACACGGCGGCAGAGGACTTGAAACAGTTTAGGAAGCTGGAAGGAAGCAGCGACCAGAAGGAACGGCAAAAGGCAGCAGTCATAAAAGCAGCCCTGCAAATGCTTCCAGAGAGGGAAAGGGAAATTTTGAGGGAGTTCTTTATTGACCGTGAAAAGCGGTATGCAGGGCATAGGGCGCGGCTAATGGCAAAATATGGGCTATGCCTTTCAGATTTGTACCGCCTAAAAAATGACGCGCTGTCTAATTACTGCATGAGTATCATGGCAATAAAGGCAGCAGGCAGCAGGGGCTAAAGAAAACCGCTTACCCATAACCGGGCAGGCGGTTTTGTATTACCTATTCCTGATTTCGTGTTATCTTTTGCAGACGATACCAAACAGACCATTTACAAATATATAGCGTGGGTGTTCGGATTTGGTGTGCTTCGCATGGACGAGCAGACACCGCACATTCACATTGATTTTGTTCCCTTTATCCGTAACAGCAAGCGTGGACTTGACACGAGAGTTTCCCTCAAAGGCGCATTGTCGGAACAGGGCTTTAAGGGTGGCGCAAGGGGAATGACGGAATGGAACGAATGGATTGAAGCGGAGAAGCAGGAACTTTCAAAAGTCATGGGGCGGCATGGCGTACAGTGGAAACAGTTAGGTACACATAACAAGCATTTGTCCGTACTCGATTTTGAGAAGCAGGAACGACAGAAAGAGGTTGCGGAACTGGAACAGACAATCTCCGGCAGTAAAGAGGAATTATCCGATATTCTTCATCAGCAGATAGCGGCAGGACAGGAAACGGAACAGATACGCAAAGAGGGCGAAGCAATCCGGCAGGAAGTGTCAGAACTTACCGCAACAAATCATTTTCTAAAAGAGCAGAAAACACCTCATCAATATTATTCAAATCACCATGCTTTTCTAAATAATTTCTATATTTCTCATCCATTGTTTTATATTTATAATCATATTTATTAAATACTTGGATTAAGTCCTCTTCAGCAAGCTTCTTTTCTTCTTTTCTCTTAGATTTCTTTATTCGATCATTATAGTTTTCTATTTCATTTTCCATTATTTCTTCAATAAGTTTTCTATCTTCTAAAGAATTATTTTCAAGGAATATTTTTTCTATTAACTCAATGTTTTTTCTATTAACTTTAAATTTATCATTTTCTATTTCTTGAATTAACTTTTCATATTCTTTTTGTTTTGAATACAATTTTTCAATTTTATTCTTTATAAAATCAGATTCCAAATCATACTTAGAAAGCTCATCCATAAAACTATCAAATGCTTTTTCATTTCTTTCAAATAATCTTAATGTAGAAGAATAATCATTATTCATTTTCAGTATTTTCTGTACCGTTAATATTTCTTTAAATAAATTTTCTTTATTTTCTATATCAAATTTAAAAATAAGTTCTTTTAATTCTTTCTTAGATATATCAATTATATTTTCACGACTATTTGAAAGTTTTTTATAAAGCTTCTCATACACTTTAACATCATCTTTAATATAATTTATTTCATTAGATAAAATACCTATTTCATTTTCAATAAGTTTGATTATCTTTTTACTATCAGTCAACAATATTATCACCTACTTCTTTTCTTTTTCTTAGTGCACATTTCTATATATTCTACAGCAGGTTTTAATTCTTTAGCTATACTTTTCGCATCTTTTTCACCACTTAAACTTGCTTTTTCTAATACATCTTTAATTTCATATGAAATTAATCTATTTATATTTTCTGTAGTCTTATATACTAGTTCTCTAAGATTTTCATCCTGCCTGTATACATTTAATGTAGCTTCTAAATCTTCATTAATTATTTTACTTAAACCATTTAGTTGTTTTATATTCTTAGATAAAATCTCTTTAGCTTTTTCAATTGCAGGGAGCTTAAGAATACTAGCCCCCAAGATCATTATCTTTTTCATCTATCTTTCACTCACTTTATTGATGTAGATGATTTGCTACCATCTTTCTCAAGAACATATGCCTCCTCTATACTAACATCTGCTCTATTAATGTTCTTGTGGCCTATAACTGTTGCTATCGTCATGAACACAATCTTGATATCAAACCAAAGCGACAGATTTTTCACATAGTAGATATCATTCTTAAGTTTTTCCTTTGTTAGAACGGAGTTCCTATTGATCGCTTGATTATAACCTGTAATACCAGGGCGGACCGTGAGTACGATTCTTTCTTCATTTGTATATTTATCCAAATACATTGGAGTGTCAGGGCGAGGACCAATAAAACTCATATCACCCTTAAGAATATTGATTATCTGTGGAAGCTCATCAACACTTGTTTTCCTCGCAAATTTTCCAAACTTTGTTACGCGAGGATCATCTTCACCATTATATGTAGAGCCATCAGCCAGTCGAATATCTGGAGCATTCACCTTCATGGAACGGAGTTTAAACATTTTGAAAACGCTTCCG